CGCCGCGCGATCGCCGTGTGATCATCATGGACGTGCTCACTCAGGCGCGCACCGTTTCCTCCCTTACCGGCCTGTTTAATCCGCAATCCACGATTTCCGATCAGTATCGCGGTGGTGAAATGACCACTAACACGCTGGGCTTTAATAGCTGGAAGGCGGATCAGACCACTCTGCTGCATACTACGGCGGCCTATGGAACGCTCCCAACCGTCAACGGCGCCAATCAGAGCGGCACCAGCATCACGGTCAACACCACCACGGCGCCGATCTCTAAGGGTGATGTTATCACTTTCGCCGGGGTGAATGCCGTCAATCGTATCACCAAGGCAAGCACGGGCACGCTGCGGCAGTTTGTGGTGACTGCCAACGTCGCGATTGGCGCTACCTCAATCTCGATCTATCCGGCCCTTACGCCGCCCTCAAGTGGCGCGGTGCCGTATCAGACCGTGGATGCTTCGCCGGCCAATGGCGCCAGCATCAGCGTGGTGTCGCAGGCATCTGAAAAATACCGCAAAAATCTGGCCTTCCACCCGGAAGCCTTCACCTTGGCCACGGCGGACCTCGAGCTGCCGCGCGGGGTGCATGAGGCGGCGCGCGAAACGCTAGACGGTATCAGCATGCGCATGGTGACTGGTTATAATATCACAACAGACCAGTTCTTAACCAGGCTCGATATCCTCTACGGCTATGCGCTGCTTCGCCCTGAATGGGCATGCATTATAGCGGATCAGGTGTAACCAATGGCAGATGAATATCCCCGTTGGCTCTATGCCAAGGATGGCCGCGCCCAAATCGTCCGGGATGAGGATGAGGAAGCCGCGCTCGGGTCCGACTTCTCCCGCGAGCCTTCGGATATCCACCGCGGCCCGGCGGCAGGCGTGCCCGAAATGCCGCTTCCGCACGGCCAGGAGGGGCTGATCAACGATATCGCCACCCGCGTGGCCGATCTGGTGGTGGAGCGCCTCATGGCTGTGCAGCCAGCGCCAGACGACGGGGCCGCTCCCCAGCCGCAGGCGCCATCAACCGAACCAGCTCCGCGTGAAAGGAAGCGCACATGAGCGATACCTTTGAAACCACCCCGGCCGATGTAGAGCCGCAGGAGGCGCCGCAAGCGGCGGCGACCACGCCCCGGGCTGATGAGCCTGCACCGGTCCCTGAGACGGCCAACGAACCTCGCCGTCGCTTCGCCGGTTACCCGAAGCGCAAATGGCACCCGATCCACGGCGCCAAGGATGCCAACGATCCGAACGAAGAGGCCGAGTTTTTCGACCGGAACTGGTTCGATACGCCGGAAGCGGCGGATGCGGCCCGCACCCAGCGCGAGGCCGATATCGTGGTGCACCGGAACCGCGATTGCTTGGTCGAAGAGCACGATAAGCGGCAGGGCGTGGTGCGCAACTCGGTCGCGGCGCAGGAAAGCCGCGATCAGGGCCGGCTGGAACCGATCTAAGTGACGGCGCAGGACGTCATTACGCTTGCGCTGAAGCTCAGCGGGGTTGTCGGTGTGGGGCAAGCCGCCTCCACCGATGATCTCAACGACGCCTTTACGATGCTCACCCTGATGATGGCCACCTGGCAGCGGAAACGCTGGCTCACCTGGCATCTGCAGGACGTGGCGTTCACGCCGAATAGTTCCCAGTCCTATACGATCGGCTCGGGCGGCACGATCAATGTCGCGCGGCCGGATCGGATCGAGCGGGCCTATGCTCGGCAGCTGAACCCGGGCGGCCCTTATGCGGTCGATTTCCCGCTGCAGGTGATCGATGACCGGGAGGATTATGCGGCCATCGTGCTGAAGAGCATGGCCGCCTCTCCGCCCACTCTTATCTTCTACGATCCGGACTACCCGCTGGGCTCGGTTTATGTCTGGCCGGTGTGCGATAATCGGTGGGAAATCCACCTGTTGGTAAAGCAGCCGATCGCCCAGCCATCGGTGCTCGGGGACACGATCAGCCTGCCGCAGGAATATCTCGAGGCAATCATGTGGAACCTGGCCGCAAGGCTACGGCCCATGTATGGCCAGGGACCTGATCCCACGATCGCCGCGGAGGCCAAGGCGAGCCTCGACACTGTGCGTGTGGCGAACACCCAAATCGCTCAATTGCGCTTGCCGGCTGATCTGCCGGGCCAGGGTCGCGGCGGCAGCTGGTTCAATACGGGCGGGATCATCGAAAGCAACTTTATCGTTGATGAAAGTGCGCTAACGTAATGGCCGATTTCAATCCGTGGGAAGGCCCCGCCTTCGCGGCTACGCCGAATGTCACTCTGTCGGGAACGGTGACGGTTGCCGGTTCGGCGGCGGCTGGTTCTGCTCCGGTCAATCCGCCGCTTTCTATCTCGGGCGTGGACGGCTCAGGTAACAAGCAGCACCTGAAAACCGATGCATCGGGCGTCCTGCAGGCCGCGTTGAATGACGCGCTAACGTTTAGCGGCTCGATCGGTGCCGCGGGTGTTATCACCTACTCTAGCCCTGGCCCCTCAAGTGGCGTGATCGACACCGCCGGCTACGCCGCGGTGGTTGTGCAGCTCACCGGGACCTGGGTAGGGACGGTGACTTTCCAGGAGTCCAACGACAACAGCAATTGGGGCTCGGTTACCGGCGGCACGGCGGGTGGCGGGATTTCTTCTACGGCGAGCTCGAACGTCGTCTTCCGCTTCTTTTCTGGCGCGCGGTATGTGCGGGTCAACGTCACCAGTTACACATCAGGCACCGTCACCGCCGCTGTTACGTTGCGGGCGGCCGTTCCGGCCTTCGCAAATGTCAATGTGGTGCAGGGCAACGGAACTAGCACTGCGACTTGGGGCGCGGTGCTTAATGGCAGAACCTCGGGCGGCCTCACTAAATCGCGCATTCAGTCCGCGGCTACGACCAATGCGACCAGCGCCAAGGCATCGGCGGGCCAGGTCTATCTGGTCTCGGTTGGGAATAACGGCGCTAGTGATGCTTGGTTGAAGCTCTATGACAAAGCCAGCTCGCCTACTGTCGGCACCGATACGCCCGTTTGGTCCGCTTATGTGCCAAAAGGCACAGCGCGTGAGGTGACTACCGATATCGGTCTGGTGTTTTCGTCCGGTATCGCTTATGCGATTACTGGCGGGGCTGCCGATACCGACACCACCGCGGTGGCCGCCAATCAGGTTACAGGCGTAATTGGATATACCTGATGACGGCAACTGCCCCGTGGAGCATCATCGTAATACCTGCAGGGCAGTCGTTCAATGTGAGCGCGGCCGGTAATTCGCAGCTAACGGCCACACCGCTAACGGGTGGCGTGAACGAGGTGTCCTACAGTCCGGTTGGCGGTGGCGTGATCCTGCCGGCGAGCGCAAATCAGGAAGTCATTATCTACTCAACGGCAAGCGTTGACGTGCTGGTTTACCCGCCATTTGGCGCGGCGCTCCAGGGCCTCTCTGCTAATGCCCCGGTAACGCTTGCGCCTGGCACGCGGGCCACGTTTGCGTGCAAGTCTCCAACGCTGTGGTTATACGGGTAAGTCGTTGCATGATTAGGCTGGTCTTATATATTGCTGCTGCCGCGACCATGGCGGGTGCGTCTTACGCTCAGACTTATGTGGGGCCTATGTCGCCCTCAAATCTTGGCACCACCCCTTACACAGCAACCGGCGGAACGGCTAGCCGAACCTTGGCGGCACGTGCTGCGGACGTAAAGAATGCCGCCGATTACGGCGCCAAGTGTGACGGCAGCACGGATGACGCGGCGGCGATCAATGCCGCGGTTGCGGCGATCCGTAGCAATACGGCGGTGGGCGGCACTGGCTCTTGGCCGATTGGCCATGCTCAGGTTTTGCGTCTGCCCGCGGGCCGCTGTGTCATCAATTCGAGTTTGAATTTTACCGGATTATACGGCAGCGGGTTCGTAGCTGACTTCTGGGGCTCGGCAATTGTCTGTCAGACCAACGGCACACCTTGCATCGATGCCACCGGATCGGGGCAAATTCAGCTCAACGGGATCAATGTCTATGGCACACAAACTAATGCGCCAAACATTGGCCTGTCGGTAGGCCGCATCACGAATAATGGCGTTGGCGCGGATCACATGGTTATGGAGCACCCGGTATTCACCGGGTATTTCACTGTGGCGCCGTATTTTAATAACCAGTCGGAAACGACCGTTATCAATGGTGGCTGGTTCACCAATTGGTCGCCCAATGCTTATGGCGCGATCTTCGACGGTAGTAACCACTTCAATGTGCAGTCGGCATTCACTGGCCAGACCTATCCGGCGGACACCTATTATTCTTTCAATGAAAACACCTGTAACGAATGCATATTTGGCGTCTTCGGAGCGAACTCTGTCCCGCTTTGGATAGGCGGCACTGCCCGGCATCGCTTCGCCAATGCGTATGTTTATTACAGCAGCACAACGCCATCTGTCCCCGGCCCCGCAGTGCAACTTTTCTTTGGAACCAATGCGACTGCGCCTCTGGTCAATGAATTTCTTGACCTGGATGCTCACTTTGAGGACTTCGGCGGGCAGCATAACCTTAACGCAATAATACAGTTCGTCGGGGCCACCTCTACGCCAGTCGTTTATGGCCTCCACATGCGTGACAATTATCTTGAGCAGAGCGGCCCGATATTCTCGCGCGGAACCGGCGTCACATCGGTCACGCTCCAGAATGCCGACCTAGAAATTGGCACGCTCGCAGGCGTATCCCCGTCATGGTGGGATAGTGCATCTGCTTACACCGTAAGCGGGCGGATTTATTCAAAGGACGGCACCTATGTCACGCCCGGCACATTCACCGGCACCAGTTGCGTCGGGGCCTCGTGCACCAACACCATCGTTCTACCGAGCAACATCGTTGCCAGCCAGATCAGCAATACGGGTGGCGTCGCGAGCGTGACCGTTGGCGGATCGAATAACTACGGGTACGGCACCAGCGTGCCATCGTGCACGTTCAGCGCCCCTCCCTCCGGCGGGCAGCAAGCGACGTGCGCAATAAATTATTTCTCCGTAAACGGCTACGGTTTCTTAGACGGCACCAACGGTTCCGCAGTCGGCACAGGCTACACCGCTGGCGATACGCTGACGTGCCCGGGCGGCACGGTCTATTCTGGCGGCTCAGCGATCACGATCGTTGTCGATACAATAGGCGCTGGTGGCAGCATTGCGACGTGGCATGGCGCAAATTTTTCCTCGACCAAATATAGCGTCACGCCCGGAGAGCCATGCAGCCTTACGGGCGGCACCGGTAGCGGCGCAAAATTGGCAGCCGGCTCCTGGAAGATACTTGCAGCGGCCGTTTCCATTACGTCAGCCGGCGCTGGCTACACTACCGCGCCCACCGTGACCTTGGGCACAGCGCCGTGCGCCAACGGCCCATGCGGTTCAAGCTTCGCAGCCACGCTGACCGCCACCCTAAGCAGCACGATGACGTTATCCGCGGGCGCCGGGCAGATACTGCTGGATGGCACGGGAACCAAGCTCGGTGTTTCCGGTTCGAGTGGCTCGCCCGCCCTCATGGTTGGCGCATTGATCGACAATAGCGGGGTTCGCCAGTCACTGACCGGCAACTACACGGTGCCTCAGAATACCTCGCTGGTGCGGTTTACGCAAAGCAGCACTGTGGCTTCATCCACGATCACGCTGCCAACCGCGTTTGCGGACGGCCAGCCGGTCCAGTTTGTTAATTATGCGGGCGCGATCACGGCATTGACCTTCAGCCCATCCGTTAACGGGTGGACGAATGGCAGCACGCTGGCAGCAAACACGGGCCTGCGGGTGCGCTGGGACGCGACGGCCGCAGCCTGGTATCGCGAGCAATAGCCGATGTCGATCGTTCTGCGCACCTGGAGCGCGGGCGACACCCTCGCCGCGGCCGACCTGAACCAGAATTTCAGCGCGCTGCTGGCGGGCGTCACGGGCGCGCTGCCGACCACGGGCGGCACGATGGGCGGGCCGATC